ATTGCGAAATGCTGAGATATGGGAAGGAATCGGTGCACTTCCTGAAAGTCCTAGGATATCCGGGTGCTGGTGATTTGCTTGGTGAAACCGTCATACGGTACCCCGAAGCATTCCGAAAGATACTGAGGCATTCCCCAACAATGAAGGATTTGCCGAAAGAGTTCCTCGAGTTCGAGACACCATTCCTCCCAGATGGCAATTTCAAGAATCTGTGGGCTATGACCTATGCGTCGAAGATGCAGGAGGGCGGGGTTGCTAGACCGGTCCATTGGAGAGACTCCATAGAGAAGGAGAAACATCTGTACAAGTTGGAGGAGGACACTCAAGGCAAGTACTACTACCTTCCAATGCAGAGGGTGGGAGAGACAGAATTGTATGTACCGGTAACCGAGCCGAATGATTCAGTTCCATGGCAAGAAGGGGCAGGTGTACCAAAAGGTACACGATTGCACATGTGGCTCGGAAAGAGACCTGCTATGGATAGGGGGAGGTTGGAGCCTTTCGATTTGGCACATGCTTATGAGGACCGGTTCAAGGACGAAGACGCCCATCGTGACCTAAGGAACTTGTTCGCATTTCCTCGATTGAGAGTGCCGTTACAGAGCGTTGTAGAGATAGAAGGAGTACCTATGTTGTTGGGGGACCATCCCTCGGAATTATTGGCTGAGTGGTCAGATTTCCTTAGGTCTGTGCCTCAGAATGTACTGACTGATTGGTTTGGTCCTGGGGTTGTTGATGTTCCTGAGAGGATAATGAACCGGGCTCGGCAAGATGCTCAAGTTTCAGGTGTTGATATTGGTGCAGAAGAAGAAGCGACTGCGAAATCTGGTCTAACCAAGGGGGTCTTAGAGGAAGCACTGAGGCACCAGCATAATGCCCAAACCACAATTGCCGGTATGTTCGACTTGATGGCCTCGCATTATGCTAGGAAGGATGCTGAGAAGAGGCCAGAGATATACGACGAACTTTCGCCTGGGGAGATTGTCAATAGGTATTGGGAGAACAACATCACCCTCCATGATGGGCTGACTGATGATGAAATGAGGAGGAGAGAGACTCTTCAACATGCTATCAAAAGTGCTTGTTTGGCTAACATCGGCAGAATGGACCCCAATGCTATAGAGGACTTGATTCGTCACCACCGTGAATTCATGGAAGATGATATGATTACCCATTGGGCAGGTGATGACTACATCGAGGATGTTTTCAAACCTGCTACGGCGAAGACTGCTATGGGGGTTCACAATATAATAGTGGATAGCATTGACTCTCCCATGGCTGACCCGAAGCACCCAATGCGTCAAGTCCTAGCGAAGAGAGGTGACCGCCAAGCATTGGGCCATGAGATACTGAGGGCTTATTTGATGGGTAATTCCGAAGTGGCAGACATACTCGGTCAGTTGGGCATTACTAGAGAGGGGGCCTTGGAGAAATTGTCTGACATCGTGGGTTCAGTACCCGAACAAAAGCAGAGGGGGGGTATTGACTCTAACATCAGAGACATGAGGGTGGCTGGTCATCATGACGGTCTTGCGGGAGGTCGCCTGCCTTTGGATTGGTGGGAGGAATGGCTAACAAAGGAGGGAAAAGAGAAGATAAAAACCTCTCAAAGGAAGAAAGCGCAAGAAGCAGCCATGAAGCGTGGGTATGATTTGAACCCCGATGATGTGTTGGGTATAGCAGGAGGGTATATCCCCAGTAAGGAAATCCTCGCTAGGAGACAGGGCGCTTATGCTAGACAGAGTATGGATTTGCGTAAGATTTGGGGAGATAAACTGATAGCGGGTCATACAGGGCTTAGGGAAATACTCAATGAAGTAGGATTCCTTATCCAGGGGGGAGTAGAAGGCAGGTCTGTCGTAGATGTAATAAGGAGTGATTTGAATTCATTCCGAAACGCTAAACAGAGGCTTAGACCGAGGGACTACACATTCCCAGAACACAGGAATTCTATCAACCCCAATGGTAGTGAACGGGACCCATTGTCGGACAGACTGAGCAATTTGGCTCAGTTCATCTTCTGTGAAGGGAGAACGGGGGTAGCAGGAGAAAAGGTGACAGTCGGTAGAGCCTCCAAAGGTAGTAGAGAGAGGAAGTTGCCCCTTGGGCTGAAATATACCTCGTCAAAGGGTGGTGAGGATTTCACTGAATACGAGCGGCGACTCTTTTCTGGAGTCTCTAACCAAGTGGACATTTCAGGTTCTACTCTACCCTCGTATCACACTAATCCAGTCGTTCTTGACCAATATGGAGTGAGTGCTAGAGGGGATGATAGGGAGCATTCGATACTCAATGAGAATGCTACCAATGTGATACGAGGAGAGCGTGTCCCATCACTCGATGATAGAGAATTCCGCAATGCTGATAATGTGCCGGCTTCACAGAGTCCTGTGGACATTCATGCTTCCCTGGATGTGTTGACGGATGTCGACCTGTTATTGAAGGATGATGACAAGGGGAAAGAGAAAGGAAAACCGTTGCCAATAAAGGCCATGCATAGGATTTTCAAACTAAGAGACCTTGACCATTTGAGGGGCTTTTCTGATGATTGGGTAGTCTCCTCTTGGCCTCATGGTGAGAGAGTAATGGTCTCCAAGGAGAAGGAGCGCTTGCGTGCTTACAATCATTTGGGGGATAATATCACATTATCGAATAAGGTGAAGGAGGGGCTCAAGGAGGCTTTCGATAAGAACTTCTTGATTGACTGTATTTGGGATGAAGAGATGTTGCATATAGTAGACATCCTAGAATCGGGGAAAGAGAAACTGGACAACAGCCCCACCAAAGATAGGAACAGACATCTCAGAACCAATTTCTCTGCTACAGAAGAAGTTTCTATTCCTGCCCCTATCAATACGAAGAGGGTGGACAGTGAGGGTTTGGAGCGGGCTGTTAAGGACCTCATGAAAGAGTCTGGAGTTAAGCAGGTGTTATTGAGGGATGCTGACGCGAGTTATATGAGAGGTGAGAACCGTCACCCAAAGTGGGTCATGCTTACCCCCGAGCATCAAATTGATGTTAGGGTTATTTTCAGTAGGGCGAACAACCATTGTTTGGGAATAGGTCCCATTCTTACAGAGGATGCTCTCGAGTTAGGTAACAGGTCTAGAAAATTCAAGGGGGAACATTACATGGATGTAGGTAGATTGCCTCACAAGGATTTGAAGCGTGGTGATTTCATCACAGTTTCAATCTCTGGGGTCTCCAGTAGAAAACGCAACGGTATGAGTGTCTATACTCTACAATCTCCTAGATATGTCAAGCCCTCTGAGAGTGGAGCAACAGATAGTATAGACTCCTTGGGGATTATAGCGAACAAGAAGCGTCGTAATGTCCCACACAAAGTTAGAGTCAATAAGGGGAGTGTGCACATAGAATTCCCTGTGGGTCATGTAGTATACGATACTGAGGAAGTGGGGAATGCATTCATGTTGAAATCGGTGGATGCTCCCAATGATTATGTCCTCAAGTTAGTAGAGAGCCAAGTAGAATATTGGGAGCCTTTGGCTGCAGTATTGTTGCGCTCAGAGAAGGAGGCTGTCGTCCCTGAACCACCCGCTAACCATGACAAGAAGCCAAAGAAGGTGCTCCCCAAGAAGGACCAATTGCTCAAAGACCCAGAGGTCGTTAAAGGGATGGTCTTCGCTTTGGAGGTAATCGAGGGATTACTGAAGGAGAAGATTACTTGGACAGGCCCTAAGGCTCTAGGTATTGATTATGCTACCCCAGTGGAGTCTCCTCATGGGCCTACCAAGGTAACTGAGCCATATGATTTACCTGACCATGACCCTGCTGCTAGGCAGGCAGACCCCAAGGCTTGTTGGTGTGGTGCTGAGAGAGGTGAGGACTGTAAACAGGGTATAGGTCATAAGATGGAAGACTGTCCAAAAGCACACCCCCCGAAAAAGAAAAAGAAAGCATCACACCTCAAAGTTTCTCAAGATTCTCAACCGTTATGATTTAAGTACCATAATCCGACATGGCTGAATCAATGCTTATGATGGAATCTCCTTTGGAGAGCCCGATTCTGCTGAAAGGTAGGACTGGAGACTTGGTTCTAGCGGGTTACGCTTCGGTAGAGATGGTGGATAAGCAGGGAGACCTAATCACCAAAGATGCTCTCCGTGAGGCATTCAATAAGTTCATGCTAGAACCAGGATTTAGGAATGTACAACTAGCACATTCAAACATTCAAGTAGGCTCTGTGGTGCCCGAATATACGGACAGCGGTGGTCGAGTTTGGAAGTCAGAAGTTGATGACACTGGCATGTTCGTTGTCATTGAACTTCGTGATGACATAGAGAAGGCTAGAGAAGTAGCCGCAGAAGTTCGCAAGGGGAACCTTAAGTCGTTCTCCATCGGTGGTCAGGCTTTTGAGCGTGTTAACAAGCATGACTCGAAAAGGGGAGACTACCGAGAAATACGCAGGATGGAACTACATGAGGTTACCATCTGTGAGAAGGGCATCAACCCCGAGGCCCAATTCCGAATCCTCAAAGAGGACAAAACAGATAATAAGATAAATAAAGGTGAAAATATGACAGACGCAATGAGCGAATTGCAGGATGTGTTGGAGCGCTTATCCAAGCGACTCGACGACTCTGACGATGCCGAGGCTGCCCTAAAGGGTGCCGATGACAAGGAAGCGAAAGAGAAGTCTGATGACAAGGAAGCGAAGGATAAGTCCGACGACACACAGAAAGCAAAAATAGACAAAGACGATGAAAAGTCCGATGAGAAAGCCGAGAAGGTTGACAAGTCAGATATGGACGACATCATCACCACTGACTACCTTCAGTGGTTGGAGTCGACTGTGAAGTCCGCGGGTTACGACCCAACGGCTGCACGCGGTCACTTCGACGGCTACGAAGGTGTTGAGAAGGCCTACCTCCAAGAGGGTGCCCATGGTTACGACCACCGTGGACAAGGCAGTATCGAAGGTGCTGGTGAAGACGATTCTGGCAAAAGACCTAAGATGGACATGGGAGCAGCCCCATCCGGGAACAAGACTGTGATAAAGGCAGATGAGTACATCTCGCCCGCTTCAGTTAGTCCTTCCCAGATAGAGGAAGCATACCAAGTCTACAAGGCCGCTGCTATGGAGCAGCGCTTTAAGTCTGATTTGGGTAACGAGTTTTCTATGAGACTCCAGAAGGAGATTAACGAAGTAGAGACTGAGAGTGCCCGTTCCAGATTTGATGCTCGCGGACCACTAGAGGACCTACAGAAGGCGGTTCTGAACTTGGCTGACCGGATAGAGGACATTTCTGTCCCCGGTGAGGATTTCCAAAAGGCAGAGACCGCTAGGGCTACAGTAGTGATTCCCGATACCGCCGAGATGGCCAATATCTCGTGGGACGATGTCCACAGACTGGCTGCTCGGACACTTGGGGGTGACAACTGATGGCGCGTAATTATGTAAGGACAATACAGGACATGGAGCGATACTACTACGGTGGTACCGCATTGACTGGGTACACCTACAGCAGTGGAGACATACTCAAGGCGGACGCACCGCTTCTGAGCACCACGGCTGGTACCTACCAGGCAATCTATGGCAGGAAGGTTTGGTCGCAGTTGAACCAAGAGTTCAACGCGTTCAGCATCCTACCAAAGAAGCCGTGGGAGCGAAGTGGGTGGCGCATCATAATCGCCAAGCCCGACTTCACAGTTGGCGGCGGTCTGGCTGAGAATGCCACACTACCCGACACCACGAAACCTGACTTCCTGCATGTGGCTGCAAAGCCGAAGACCATTGGTCACTCGTTCGACTTGAGCGAAGTGTCCATGTTCCTTTCTGATAAGGACGATGGTCTCGGAGATGTGCGCCAAGTGCTCAAGGAAGAGATGGGGAAGCATCACGCTGACCACATCAACAGGATGCTACTGGTAGATGTCGAGACCACAGCGGGTAACGACTTCGAGTCACTGGACCGTCTAACCACGGACCCAGACTCGATGACAACTGGTAACGGCTATGTGAGTCATTCTACAGACCACGACCTATACTCTATCACGCGCGATGGGAGTTCCGACTTCCACAGTGCTGAGGTAGATGTGTCGGGTACGGCCAACACTAACAGGAACCTAAGCCTGAATCAACTGGACGGATTGTTCCAGCAGATTTGGGTTCGAGGTGGTAACCCCAAGGTCATGCTGACTGGGTACGATACCCTGATGCGTGTGCAACAACTACTGCAGAGCCAGCAGCGATTCATGGAATCGAAGCGGGTCACCCCCACCTACAACGGTGTGAAGGGTGTGCCTGGTCTCGAGGCCG